ACTGCTGGATGGTCCAGTAGTATAACATAATAAATTTTTAAAAAGTCTAGAGTGAACGCATCACTCATGATCATGTAATCCTTTTATTATGTTTACTGACAAAGGGATGGGGTAGTTATTTAGAAACTTTTGCTGAGCTTTTAAACTGGCTACCCCTCCTTGAAAATTATTAACAACAGTTGCAATTAAAGTTTGTAACACATATATTTGTCAACGCTATGGGAAAGATGAAGGAAGTATTTATCAAGGATATTGAAGATTTTGGGGAGCATCGTGAACATATTGACGATGACTACCATTACCGCAAACACCTACAAAAAAAAGCTATGAAACAATTTAATAAAACACTAAAGATGCTACCGCTAGTGGCATCTATGCTACTAACTACAATATCGTATGCGCAAGTTTCACATACGTTTACAATCTTTTATGATCCAACATTTGTGGCATCTATTGATTACGAACTTGCAGAGGGTTATCCAATTACTTGGGATCATTTTGACAACGTAAGACACTTAACTGGTGATATTGTAGAAACTGTTTATTGGGAGGCTACTAGACATGACGTTTGTACACAGGTTGATGGAGTATGGACGAGAACTATTGACGAGCGTCAGTACAACGATCTATCTGAATTTGATAATAAACCCTATGTACAGCTTGAGGTAGACGCCTATGGAGGTTATGATTTTTATATGTACAATTCACAAACACATGAAAGAATTGGAACTGGTTATTTTGATTTTTTTCCAGAGCCATGATAGTAGAAGAAGTAACAAGAATCACTGGCGCTACTGGTGACGAAGCATTACGCTTAGCTATAGCATACTTAGCTAAGCACAAGGACATGAGCTTTTCTGATGTATCTAAAGCTGTTGAAGTGCATAGAGATCCTTTGTTTATGCATTGGATAGAAGCAGATAAGTCTATGGATTACATACCAGCATTCAGAACACGATATAAACTTTTAATTCAAACCCTTTAAATTTAAAACTATGGGATCATTAATCAAAGGTTCAATTAATTTGAACAAACTGCCGAAAGAAAAACTTATCAAAGGCAAAAACGGAACGTACTATGACTTCACTATTTCAGTGAACGATGAGACGGGACAATTCGGTGACAACTGCAGCATCTTCTGCTCACAAACAAAAGAAGAGCGTGATGCAAAGACACCAAAAAATTATGTAGGTAATGCAAAAGTTATCTGGACTGACGGAACTATCACTACTGCTGAAAGGCAAGAAGAGGTAGAGACAGAAGCAGAAACTGCTGACTTACCATTCTAATTTATGCGGCCTTGTGCCGCACACCTCCTGCTACCCACTGGGATGGGCTCGTGTTTAATTGGTTTCCCGAGAGTGTAGGTTCGAATCCTACGCAGGAGTCTAATTTTTAATTTAATATAATATATCATGGTAGATAAACTAAGCCTTATTCAAGGCAATCTTAAGGCTCCGAAGGGGCAAATGAACAAGTTCGGCGGATACAAATACAGATCTGCTGAGGACATTTTAGAATCTGTAAAACCTTTACTATCAGAACACGGTCTGATCCTAACATTGTCAGACGAAATGGTAATGGTTGGTGACAGAGTATACGTCAAGGCTACAGCTAGGCTTACCGACGGTCAGTCTGAGGTACAAACGACAGCTTTTGCTAGGGAAGAAGAAAGCAAAAAAGGTATGGACGGTAGCCAGGTAACAGGAGCATCGTCTAGTTATGCAAGAAAGTATGCACTCAACGGACTGTTCTGTATTGATGATACAAAAGACAGCGACGCTACAAACACAGGCGCTGGTACTCCAGCTAAAAAGAAAGCTCCTGCAAAAAGCATTTACGAAAAGAGCTTAGCTCACATCAACAATTCTAAAGACAAGACTTCTGCAGTAAAGCTTATACTAGGCAAGTATGAATCTGAGCTTACAAAAGATCAAGTTAAAAAGTTAAAGGCGTTAGGGGATCTTGCTGAAGTAATTAAGTGATGGATATTACGAAATTTAAAACTCATGAAACTAGAGAATATGGAGTGTTCAAGTTTCTTAATACAAATAGAGAGCCTAATCAGAGGATACTCAATAAATTAACTGATAGTATTAAAGAAATAGGAGTGCAAATTCCTATAATCGTCAATGAAGATAAGTACATCGTTGATGGTCAGCATAGATTTTGGGCTTTAAGAAAGCTAAAATATGTAGTCCCATATATCGTAAGTAAGGCTTGGAAAAATGATGAGCATACAATAGCTATAAATAACACTTCCTCTAAATGGACAGCTATGGATTATGCAAACTACGCTGCTGAAAGCGGAAATATTGATGTTCAACAAGCAGTAAAAATTTCAAAGCAATGGAGAAAAGAATCCAAAAATAAATTAAGTTTAATTACTGGCTTGGAAATACTTATGGATGGCAGGACTCACAGCCCTTTAAGATCAAGGTTAAAAGACATGACATATAAGATGAATGAAAAATCAGGTACAGAAATTTTCGATACGCTTATGGTTATGAATGAACATCCAATGAAAGCAAGTCCTTTTCAACAATCAATAGCTAGATCCATAAAAGTATTGCACTTTGACAACCAAGGATTAAATATTGACGCAATTAATTTAATGTGTCAAAAGAACTACATACAGACTTACAGTAAATCAAACGATCAGTTAGAATATTTTACTGACATTTATTCTGAAGCTTTAGCAAATATTAAAAAAAATAAGTAATGGATTTAGCACTTAAGTTATCAGAGAAATATGGGAAGGGATACCTCTCTTACTCGTCGATAAAATACGCATTAAAAGACATGCAGTTGTTTGAGATGAAGATGAGGGACCAGCTCAAGATAGAAAGTCCAGCTCTTGCTTTCGGTAAGCTATACGACTGTCTGCTCCTCACTCCTGAGTCGTTTAGCGATCAGTTCGTGGTCGCAGACGATACAGCTATCTGTTTAGAGATAGGTGGTAAAGCTCCACAGAGAACCAAAGCTTACTCAGAATGGAAAGATTCTTTAGCCGAGCCAGGAAAACAAATAGTTTCTGTCGAAGACAAGGTGAAGGCTGAGGAAATGATACAGAGATTACAAGAAACTGGGGTGCACGAAATATCACTACAGGGCAATGCTCAATATGAGTTTAACGACTTCATTGGGGACGTCCCTGTGCGTGGATTCCTAGACATTTTGAATGACGAATACATAGCTGACTCAAAGACTACACAGAAGTTAGATAAGTTTAAGTGGGCTGTGCGAGACTTCGGTTACGATATACAGGCGTATATCTATACAGAGGTTTTAGGGATAAAAGATTTTAGGTGGGTAGCACAAGAAAAGGCATACCCATACGCAGTAGGATTATACTTTGCTACGGATCAAACGCTAGAGTATGGGAAGCAAAAGTTTGATACTGCTGTATCAAGGATACGTGAACACTTAGATAGTGGAGTTAAAGCAACAACATACTATGAAACATCTTACATATGAGAAAGTTAAGTAAAGTGCGCAAGCCAAAGCACAAAGGATATTCTTTTGAAGCTGTTGAGCAATTGAAGAAAGAGTATGTGGATCTAGTTTTTCCTGCAGAAATGCAACAAGATATAGCTACACGTAAGCATGAGTCTGTGTTTTTACGTTACGCATTTATCAATGCTTTCAAAACATACTGTCATCAGAATGTGCTAGCACAGACATGGGATATGGCAAGAACAACGATGTATCATGTGTTTGATAAGCATGAAGACAATCTAAAAACACATCCTTTGTACAGGGTGTGTTACCAAACAGCATTAAGTCTAAAAGAAAAGAACGACTCTCAAAATGCTGACGATATATCGTGATCTATACAGCAAGGATTCTCCTAACTATATTTCTTTAGAGCAATGCCTAGACAGAGTAAAGTCTGGTAGGCAGAAAGATGCTATAGAAAAAATAAGAGGCGGAGACAAATCTTTAAAGTCAAAGCTACCTGTCGTTTTATTTAGCGGGAAGTTCAATGAACGCAAGGACTCTTCGCTAGTAAAACACAGTGGTTACATTGTACTAGACTTCGATCACATCGATGTAGACAACAGCAAAGCTGTGCTTGCTTTAGATCCTTTTGTTAAAGCATGCTGGGTTAGTCCCTCTGGTGATGGGTTAAAAGCTGTTGTAAAGGTTACAAATTCAGAGAATCATAGAGATCATTTCAGAGCTCTTGTAGAATACTTTGATAACAAATACAACCTAGAGGTTGATAGCACAGGCATCAATGAAAGCAGGGCGTGCTTTGAAAGCTATGATCCTGACGCTGTTATCAAGATAGAGTCGGAGCCTTTTGGGAAGATGCTCTTTGATGATATCCCTAAGACTCAGGTAGCTGAGGTAAAAGAAATATCTACAGACTACACCAAGCTACACCTTGCAGCCAGGATGATACGCAACGCTCCTGACGGAGAAAAGCATAACGTACTTCTGAAAGCTTCTATACTTATGGGTGGGTACATATCTGTGGGTAGGGTAGATGAGCTTGAAGCATATCGTGTTTTAGAGCGTGAGATAGAGCTCCGTGAAGTTGACGATATGTACGTCGCTAAGAATACTATTCGTGACGGTATAGAGCGTGGTAAGATGGCCCCCATACATGAAACGATAGAGGCTGAGGAGGAGGCTCAAAGGGAGTTGCTACTATCAGACGGCGACATGTCGTTTATGAGTTCCGATGTAGAAGATCTAGACTGGATTATCAGATACAAAAACGGAGAGATAGAGAAGGGGTGTGGTACAGGCAACGTCTTATTTGATAAAAACTTTATCTACAAAAAAGAGTTTGTTATGATCTCAGGTCATAGCTCTGTAGGTAAAACTACATTTATGCTGTACATGATGGTTACTATAGCAGTAAATCATAGTTGGGTATGGGTTATTTATTCCTCTGAAAACAAAACTGCTAACGTCAAGATCAAGCTTATGCAGTTTGCTTGTGGTAAGTCTCTAGATGAAATGACTGAGGGTGAGGTAAGGTATATGATGAAGTGGGTGTCAAAGCATTTTATCCTTATAGACAACACAAAGATGCTTAGCTATGCAGACTTACTTGTTTATACTGAAAAGATAACTAGGCATAGAAAGATAGATGGATTGCTAATAGATCCATACAATTCCCTCAAGGTTGCTCTTACATCGAACAAGTCAGGATCTGCTTTCGAGTACCACTACGAAGCCGCTGGTGCGTTCCTTACGTTCTGTAACAGACTGGATATAGCTGTATGGGTGAACGCACACTCCATAACATCAGCTCAAAGGCAAAAAGGTGACGACGGTCAACCTGTTGCACCTCTAGCTCCTGACACAGAGTACGGTGGTATGTGGGTTAACAGAGCCGACTGCTTCTTAACAATACACAGAAAGATACATCATCCAGACGTAGAAAAGCGTAGTAGGACAGAGTTCCATGTGCGTAAAGTCAGAGAGCAAGAAACTGGTGGTGAGCCAACAGCAATAGACGATCCGTTTTACTTTGACTTCAATGCAAATCACGCAGGATTCACTATGACAGGCCCCTTTTCATCACTATATCAACATATTAACATAGAAGATGTTGATAAACAGCTAGAGTTTGAACACTTTTAACATTTATTTGTTTATATATTCCCATACGTGGGAAAAAAAGTAAAGAATAGATCTAAGGCTAAAGGCCATAGAAGAGCAGGGAACAAACTTAAAAGTGCTCTTGAGGCATACTGTTATGACAGGCTCAAGGATGCTAAACTAAAGTTTGGGTATGAGACAGATGTCTTTTACTTAATGGATGGTTTTAGATACAACGGTATCTACCATAAGATGACAAAGGGTAGAGATGTTATGAGAGATAACACTCAAAAGGCTGTGCTTGGTATAAAGTACACTCCTGATTTTGTTTCCCACGATCACAAGTTTATCATCGAAACGAAAGGTTACGTGCATGGACAACACACCTTTCCGTTGCGGTGGAAACTTTTTCTTAGGTATCTAATTGATAATCAGATGGATGATTACATGTTGTTTATCCCTAAGAATAGAAAACAAGTGGACGCAACAATCAAAATTATTCAGGATGAACTCAAAGGAACTAAGTAGATTGTACTTCGTCACCTGCGATGAGATACAATCGATAACAGCACAGCTGTACGAAGATCTACACAAAGACAATGGAGAACCAATAAACAACTGGGAAACTGTTATAGATCTAGCGCTAGACTACAGAAAGGGAGTGCTAGCAGAGATAGAGGGTATACGAACAGCATGTGAGGAATACAATGAGAGTAAAGTAAAGCTGTAAGATGTCAGCTAGAAAGCCTTTCGATAAAAAGTTATATGAAAAGTATGACAAGCTAGCCAGAGTGGCTACAAAAGCTCACCTTAAAAAGAAAGGATTTACTGCTGTAGATCATCACGACAAGTACGCACAGGATCTTATAGCTTCTAAAACAGATGAGTGGGGAGTTAACTATAGCGATCCTTTTTGTGTAGAGTGCGAAGTAAAAATAGTGTGGTCTGGCCCAAACTTCCCTTACGATACAGTACAATTACCGCAACGTAAAAGAAAGTTTTTTAAAAAGCTTACTTTGTTTTACATTTGGAACAAA